AGGGTCAGGCATGCCCGACAAAATATTGACAGCAACGGTGGCTTCCATTGCGTCCATTAGCCACCCAGCAAGGTGTTTTTACCCAACGCTAACGACGCAGGATCAACGCCAACTTGCCCAGTCAACATCGTGTCACTCGATGCTGCTTGTGGCTTACCTGCTTTTGCTGTTTGTGACGCGCTTGATTCCACCGCTCCTGTATCTGCATTTTTAAGCGGATTATTAAATTCACGCGGCGGCTTCGGCGGCTTCTCTGGTGCTGCTGGAGCTGGAGCTGGAGCGGCTGGTGCGGCAGACCCACCATCGCCCATAACGAAACTTACAATTGATTTCAGCGTTGAACCCATCACAACTCCTTGCTATAGATAACATTGAGCATGTCGTAACCTCGGCACTCTAAAATTTTGCTCATCACAGTCGCTGGTCGTGCTGGCCACAACATAAGAGTGGCTCCACGCTGTTTGGCTGCCTCTTCCGTTGCTTTCATTAACCGCAACCCCACGGGTGAATTACGCCATGCCCGATCAACGAACAACGAATCATTAATCACCGACATCGTGTCCTTAGAATGCAAGTCCACATTGATTGCGTTTGATGAATAGCCAATCAATGTGCCGCCTTGATAGGCTGCCAAAATAAAAAATACGCCAGCCTCTTCCAGCTTTGCGTACAACTCATCATGCAAGTCAAACGGTGCATCGGTTTTGTCGCCACGTATTTCAGCGTAATGAGCACGCGCCATTGGCCTGGCTTGCTCCATCAACGTGGAATACGTGACTTCGACGATGGTAGTAGCCACGCTTTTGTTAATGCGTACTGGTGCCGTCATAACGTCAGTGCATGTGGTCATAAGGGTCGTAGTGAGTTTTGTTGTTGCGAATCTTTTCTCGCAAGCCAGGTGCCACTTCATCAATTGGATGCTTGGGTGCGACCGGATGGGCAAAGGTCAGACACAACGCATCCGCCAAGTCGGGTGAGGGCAAGCCACGCTTTTTAATGTTGTCTTTGGATTCAAGCTGGATTCGGTGAGCTGCGTCGTACCAGTACACAGGCGCTGCTAGGTCTTGTTTCAAGTCGACTCGATTGGGAATTGCTCCACCCATCTTTAGCCAATCGCGCACACCGAACCACATCTCAGATCGTTTGTTTAAATACTCTGAGCTGGAAGGTTTGCCACCGAACGGGACCTCAATCGGATCAAACCCCAACATGCGCAGTCGATCAATAACTCCTGCTCCACCACCGGCATCAATGAAGACAGCGTCAGGTCGCCACTCCACTATCTTTGCGGCGACCTTGTTGGCTAACTCCATATTGTCGAGTCCCGTGTAGACCAATGGATCAAAAGCCACCAAGCCTTGCCGTGGAAAGATCACACTACGGTCGTCACCAAACCTAGCAGGGTCCACACCGAGTATGCGAGGCGCTAACCTG